CCCTATTATGGACTTAGCTAAACTTTTGTTTACTATACCATTAAATGATAGTGATCCACTAATTAATTTTAAAAATAATTTAAGTCTCGCTAGTGAACCAGCAAACGAAAGCGAACCCAAAAATATCTTAATGGATTGCTTAATTAATGATCCATTAAGGATTAAACCAGCTATAATACTTCTTGTCGTTTGTTTTGTAGCTGAACCCGAAAAACTTAATGAACCAGATAGAAGTTTTAAAAATAATTTAAAGCTTAATGTAATTCCAGTAAATGAAACTAATCCAATAACATTTTTAAGCGATTGTTTTATTAAGGAACCTAAAAATGAAATAGTCCCTACTACACTTTTTAACGTTTGCCTAAATATCAAACCTGAAAACGAAAGGGAACCTAATACAACTTTTAACGACTGTTTAATTAAGGAACCTGAAAAATTTAATGACCCTGTTACAAGTTTTGATATACTTTTTATCGAACTTATAACTCCTGCAAACGATAATCCTGCTACAAGTATTTTTGACGATAACCTATTTACTAAACCGGAAAATGAAAGTGTAGCTATCAAACTTTTAAAAGGTATTTTATTTACTAATCCTGAAAAGTTTAACGAACCTGCTAAAAGTTTTAGAAATAATTTAACACTTAGTAAAACACCTGAAAATGATAAAGTTCCTGTAAATGATTTAGTTGAGAATTTAGATGTTGAACCTGAAAACGAAAGTGTTGCTACTAACGCTCTAAGAAAGGTTTTAAGTATGATGACCACACTACTAAAAGTTAATCCAGCAGCAATTGATTTACGAGCTGACTTTGAAAATGAACCGGCAAAAGTAAGTCCTGCTAATAGGGTTCTATTCGATAGCCTAGTAAGTACGCCAACAAAATTTAGAATACCTACAACAAATTTATTAGTTTTTCTTGAAACTATACCAACAAAACTTAGAATACCCGATATAAGCTTTGAATTAAATCTGGTAATAACGCTAGAAAAATTTAAAGTTCCTGCAACAGATTTATTTGTTGTTACAGGTCCTCCACCGCCACCAGCTAAGTTATTTTGAAATAGCGTTAATAAGGACATTAAAATTCCCTATTTATTAGAATAAATATTGGTAAGTAGCACTCACTATTGTAAAACTTGGAGTTGTTCCACCTATAGTCCAAACAAGTCGCCATGTTGGTGCTAGGAAGGAACCTATCTTAGTTGAAATGGATTGTGTTGCTGTACCGGCTGATGTTGCCGCTATCGTTGGATATATAATTATTCCAAATGTACCGGCAGCTGTTGTATTACCAGTTGCACAAGCATCCACCCAGTTAGTTCCTCCATCTAAACTGCATTGAACTTTAAATGCACATGTAGGACTTGTTCCTGTTACTGGTGTGGTTACTACAATCAGCACTAAACCTTTGGCAGTAAGAGGGGCTGTTTGTGTTGCTCCGTTACCAGTTGCCGTCTTAGCACCCGTATCGCCGGTTGTTGCAATCGTACCAAGACCCATCGTTTGAACTGGTGCATCCAAGGCAACTAAACCACTACCTATAGTGCCCCTAATCGTTACAACAATAGTTCCAGAAGTAAAAGCGGAACAACGAGCTCTAAATGATTGAACTCCAGCAATATCAAATTGCCATTGTCCATTAGCAGTTGCCGTGGATATAAATACACCTGTTGATATAAAAGGGATTCCATTAATGGCAAAATAGTTTGTACCGTCTATAGTTGCTTCAAAAGTTAGCGTACCAACCCAAGTTCCAGTTACCTGAACAGAAGCAGTATCTACACCATTTAAAGTGGATATTGTTGCCGACTGTGCCGCAGCAGTTAAGGAACCCGTTGCAACATTATCATTATCCGTAATAGCAAGTTCACCGTTAGTATTAACGGCAGCTATATTTGCTCCTGTTGAATTAGCTAATGCTACAACTTGAGTCTTATAAGTTGTATTATCAACCGTTTGAATGGTATCACCACCACTCCCAGCATTTAAAACCGTATTAGCAGTCATATTACTATCCTATTACACCAACCGCTAACCCTTTATCAATAAGGTACTGATAAAGAACTATTTTTAAGGAATCATATAAGGTTACTCCAGTAGGAGCTGAATTAATCAATAATATTGTATCTTCCCTGCTAATATCCAAATCTGAAATAGTAAGAATAGTAAAACCACCGTTCTCAATAATACCACGCGCTAGAGTTAACCTAATAGTTAGATCAATAGCATTGACGTTCAGATTTGTTATTTTATATTCCAAATTAGCAGTTGTTAGAATTGGCATAATAATTCCTTAACCGCCGTCTGAAATTGTCAAAGTATAGGTAAACTGAATCGAATCACCAGATGAAACGTTAATAGCAGCAAATACAGTTCTATCCCATAGTGTACCAGCTGAGGAAGCACTAAAAATACCATGTTCCGTAATAGCTAATGTACTAATAAAGGACATTGTTGCTACAGTCTGATAAACTTTAGTGGTCGAGTTAACTTGTGTTCCAGTAACCCTAGCAACACCAGAATCAGTACCTAAAGCGGTATCACCAATTGCTTCTGCAACAACACCAGTTCCACAAGCATGAAACTTAAAGTTTTGGATATCAGCAGTACCAGCATGAGCAGCGAACGTATCCCGCAAGTAATTGACACCGGCAGTAGTAACCACACGTTTTCCGATGCAACCAAGCCTTAATTCTGAGCCGTCTGCCCTGATAACAGTAGCGTGAACCGTACCCATCATTAAAACGCGATCAACCTCACCGATAGCCCTAGCTAACGCTCCTTCAACGACTACATACGAGCCAATGAATAACGCCCTAGCATGACTTTTCCAGTTTCTAAGCTGGTAAATTAATTTTTCAATATTCATAATACTTTATCCAGTTTAAAATTGTTAATCATCCAATTCCTGATTAAGGACGGCTCTTGCTGATACTGTTCCACTAATAGCAGTAACATCAACTATGATAATTGCTGCGGAATCAACAACAAAATGACCAGTAGCAGTAACAACCTGAAAGATTTTATCCTTAGCAGGATCATCAAAAGGATTACTGATAATATTTACCGTAGCAGTACCAGAAATATTAATGCAGATCGTACTAAGAGCAGGGCAAAAAATAGCCTTGCTCCTTGTAATAGCTGAAACAGATTCCGTTGGTACAGGTTTTAAAATATCAAGCCCTGTACCAGCACCCGTACTTGTTTGAGCAAAAAAGTAAGCAGGACGAAACATAATAACCCCTTATCGTTTCCGAGATAAGAAACTATCCAAAGGTGATTTCAAACCCTCGGATAAATCCTTTAAATTAATACCGCTATCAGCTATCATTTTTAACTTAATAGCCCGATCTTCCAGCAATTTTCTTTGGTTTGCTAAATAGGCTTGAATAGCATCCTGTGAAGTGACGACACCGATTTCCCGTTCAATTTGTTCAGTCAGATCAACTATAACTTTATTTTGTTCAACGATAGCAAGTTCAAGATTAGTCTTTTCCTTGTACATTGAATTTAAAGTTGCGTTTTCAAAATCCAATTGAGTCAATAAATCGGGTTTAATTTCATCAACAACAGGAGCTACCGTTTCTGCTACAACTTCAGGTGTGACCACACTTAATTGTGGACTAATCCTTGAAAACCGTGGAGCAGCTTCGGTTATCTCAGCTCTAGTTAACGTTAGGCCAGTCAAAAACTTTAAAGTTTCAATACGGGGTAAACCATCGGAAGTCCAATGATTATCATTAGTTACATCAAGTTGAGATAAAGCAAGTCTAATTTGTTCCATTAATAGTTACCGTTTAACGCATAGGTTATTGTAACTGAACCGTTAATAGTAATTGGAGCCGGAGCAGTTGAAACGTTAGCGATTGTAAAGTTAAGGTTAAGACCAATAGCAGGACCTGTCTTTACAGTAACGCTAGTTGCGTTTTGACCGATAGGAACTAACTTTGGAGTTGTTCCGCTAACGCTATCAGAGTTGTTAACAACTAAGTTTAAAGCACTAACGGTTGACGGAGTAACGGCAGCAACGGAAGCAACAGCAGTTGTCATCGCAGTTGATGGAACAACGTTTGCATCCGTAGAAGCTAAAGTCGCATCCGCTGTAGCGGTTGTACCAATCGAGAACGCACCTGTAAAAGTAGCAGGAACGTTAGGGTTAGCAACACCGTTAATCAGTGATGAGAATTGTAAGTTTGCAAATGCTTCAAGAATAACAATGTTACCTCTTGGCAAACCTTGAATAACCGCAGTTCCCCAACCGGGAGTACCGACCGCAGCATTTACGATTAAACCGCCACCACCAGGACTAACACCAGAACCTTGACTTACAGGAAACGATGTAATAGGGATGGTAATAGTCCGAACTTGGGATTGATTTGAACGATCTCTCGTTCTTTGTTGACCTTTTGCCATGATAAACTCCTAAATAAAAAGACAGGGTGACTGAGCCACCCTGTTAAAAACGCACCACACCAAAAGGTCTTAGAACTCGCGAGTTTTTAGGCGAGCTATACGGATTTGTTTACGTTCTGGGAATACACGAGTCCAGTTAGCAGCAGTAGCCAGAGTAGCGTTTGAAGGACCGCCAACAGTATAAGTCTGGTTATAAGCGTAGCCAGCAGGGTGTATAGCCCATTCGACACGGTTAAACAAGGTTTCCATACCACCACCGTTACCGGCTTGTGGCAAACGATAGACTTCGGTAGGAACTTTAGGTTGTGACATACCCATAAGAACCGCATTAGAACCAAATAACCATGATTCAAAAACACCATTAGTGAACGGCATTCCGTCATCAACAACTACGGTTCTACCCATAAAAGTAGGAATTTGTGTAGTACCAGTGGAATCAGGAACGAAGTCAATTAAGTTGTTCTTAATCATACGACCATAAACAATCGAGTGAACAAGAATTAAACTTAAACTGTTCATTGAGTCACCCATCGTGGAAATCGCATCAACGAATGATTCCGCGGTGAAGTTAGTTACGCCAGATACAAAAGCTGAACCAGAAGCATCAAATGTCATATCATTGATAATATGAGTATCACCGGAAGTTGTACCAGTCGCTAGAGCGTTAGCTGCAAAAACACCTTTGCAAGTATTAACGAAAGCAACCTGTAAACGCCGTACCCAGTAATCGGAAACTCGAGAAGCAATAGCTTCCATTGGATCCTTAGCAACCAAGTCAGTTACCAAATCCATGGTTGCCCATGAGTTGTTTCTTGAAAGTCGAATTTGAACTTCAGTGGCAGAACCGATTTTGTTTGGAGTTGACAAAGTACCAGCAACATCAGTTGAGATGTTTTCAGTATCGTCATCCAAATCTTTGTATGAGCGTAAGTTGAAAGTCGAACCCTCTCCCGCAAGATTGTCACTCAATTGTGAGTCAACAACAGCAGCACCGGAACGAATAATGTTAGATTTTTCTTGAGTTAATTGTTGTACATAAGGTGTAAAGATCGCGGGTACAATTACATCCGCAATCATGGTATTTCCAGCAGCCATAATAGCATCTCCAAAATAATTAAGTTGTTAACCAGAACCATGTCCAATTAATTAAGTTTGGAGAACCATGCCCCCATGAAAAAAGACTATATCAGATAGGGCATGGTCTGGCAAGTAATATTTTACATTTATTTAGATGGCTTGCGACCACCTACGGTAGTTCCGGCCGAAGCAGCCAATTGTTCCGCTTTAGCAGGGTTTTTCATATAAATCTTACCTTGCTCAGTAAGATTCCAATCTTTACCGCTCCAAGGATTAATATTACTTCCAAAATTTGAACCGCTTCCTTGTGAACCTCCACCAATAGTTTCACCCCACCAATGAGGTTTCTTTGATTGAAGTTCAGTTAACCAAGTTGCAGGATCAATACCTTGAAGGATACCAACAGTTTCCTTTGCGATAACATCCCCGGAGTCAGTAATTTCAAAAAAGCGTTCAGCTAAGGTAATAGCATCGTCAATAGCTTCAGGTCTAACTTTTGCATCCAAAGCAGCCTTACGAACAGCTGAATGAATTGAGGAAGTTTTTTCTTTTTCAACATAATTTTTGTTGATAGCTTCCAAGTTAGCAGCCCTAGTTTTTTCAGTTTCCAAAAGTCTTTCCAAAGGAAGCATCTTAGCTTTGATTCTGGTTTCAACAATACTATCAATTTTAGCATCATCAAGAGTACCTTTAGCAGCTTCCTCAAGACCAGGAATACGGTCAAGCAAAGCTAAAATTTCAACAGGATCATGCTGACCTAAAATAGCATACTTTTCCTTAGTACCTTTGTGGTCATTACGTTCCTTGACAAGTGCAGTTTGAATTCTGCTAACGTCAAGATCAGTTTTCATTCCATCAACACCAGTCAATGTGAACTTTCCATCCTTTTCAGTATAAAGGGAATGAAAAGCTGCATCAACAGCATCAAGATTATCTTCAATTATTTTAAGTCCCATAAGGATTGCCTATTATTTTAAAGGTTGTGGTGGTGTAACCGTTTTATTCGGTTGTTTGGTCATGCTGGTACTACTTGCATTGGGGTCCGGTAAGTTGAATTTCTTATTTTCAGCTAAGATTTTAGTCATTTCTGTTTCAAAATCCATATTAGTCAAACCACGTTCAATTAACACATTATGGATACTTTCAAGTGAAATAGGTGAACCCATTGTCTTGGAAGTCATAATGTTTACTAATTCCTGTCCTTGGAAGTCAATATCAGCAAAGTCCATATTAGGTATTACTTTAACTAAGTCAGGGTTTCCGCCTTTCCAAATTGCAGCAATTTTTAAAATCTTTTCAAGAGCAGCAGCAGAAGTAACTGCAACTTGATTTAGAGTAGCGGTTTGTGCGCCGATACGCACCCGCAGTGCTTCGCCGCTCTCCACATTCGACTTAGTACCGATTAACCGACCTGAATGGGTCTCCGCACGTTTTCTGTCGTTTTCAAGGCATGTCCTTTGCTCACTTAAACCTTTTGAGCTAACACCGATATATTTGGCATCGCCATTTAAATCAATATCAATTCGACTTCCTGCACCAGTACGAATAGCACCATCGCCACCAGGATCAATGTTTGGGTTACGGACACTACCGATAACCACAAGTGTGTCCTGTCCTTGCATAAACAAGGAATAGCGATAGTCAGCTTCACCGCGATAAATTGACCATGTGATATTAGCTAATCCCAATAAAGGTGAGTTCTCAGGCAATGGTAATAAGTCCTTTGAATTGATAAATACAAATGGAATTTGATCTAATGTTTTACCAAGTATTTGAGGTGTGGTCATTTGTTCCACATTATATGAGGAACCTGATTCATTATCGAAAATGCCACATTGATAAACGTCAGTACTTCCCTTATCAGTTATCAATTTATTTAAAGTTAGAACACGATGCTGAACTTCGATTTTCCAGTTAAACTCACCATCAGCACGTCTCAAACCAGTTTCATCAAGAACAACCATATTAACTTGATCCGTATTAACGAAGTCGTTACTTTCATCCCAATTGATTATTGATTCTGCTTTATATAAAGCAACATACGGCATCGCAGTTTTAGGATCGACATCAAGCAATGTGCCACATCGACCGGCAATTAATTGTTCAACATTTATTCTGCGTAAAAGCTGCAATAAAGTCTCACCTTTAATAGTAGCCTTTGTTCTCATTGATTCAAGTTCAGGAGGCAACTCGATAACCGCAGCCTTTTGATGTAATAAACCAATTGAAATCTCAACAGCATCCCTAATATAATCAGCAAATACCGCTCTAGCTAAATAAGCTTCATAAGCAGCACGCCCAATATCCTTAGCACCCATCCCATCCAATATCATTCCAGCCGTAGGAGACAAATATTCATCCTCTTTTGACTTAACATGTTCCTCACCTTGGTAAAAATCACGAAGCATAACCCATTGGGCTAAGTGTTGGACATAAGCTGGATGCTGAGAATTTAATGACATTGAAGTTCCTTACTTACAGTTAAAAACTAATCTTTTCTTTGTGGAATTTGTGTCGTTACAAGTTTGCTTACATCCAGGAGGTGTACGCTCCCATCTATCCTTCAAATAAGCTTCCTGAGTAGTTTGATACTGCATGTTAACCACACTATCAATTCCACCGCATTCTAACGCACAAATGTGGTCTACAGTATAACCTATTTTGGACTTTCCGTTATTATTTATTTTATTAAATTTTGTCACAACTTTAGACGACCGGCAAGTCTCACCAGCAGCTAAAGGAACACCCTTAGCCTTATATTTGATAGGATAACTAATATCTACCGCACCAACGATGTTAGCAGTAGCAATATCAACAGACATTGCTATAATAAAGATAAATAGTGTGATTAAAGAAATTTTAGTAAATATTTTCATGGTTACTCCGATTAAGTTATTGCGCACCTTTAGTACGTCCACCCCTAGCACCCAAACCAACAGATAATACTCGATAGCGAACCTCATCACCAACATGATCTTCAGCATCCGTATCAACATCATCAGGATCAAGTTCATCCCGTGGTAAAATAGGAACTAGGTCAATAAACATTTTACAATTGTTAAAGACAAATAGTCCAGGTTTTTCTCTCGGTAATGATTGTTTCTGCTTAGTTTCAGGATCTATTATAACTTCCGGTTTAGCTTGTTTAAGGTATAAACGTATCTTTTCCCAACCAGCTTTACGACTTCCTGAGGACTTATCAGAGCGAGTCCACATTACGCCAGGATAATTATTCCCATTAATACGAATAGGATTTGCCATAGAAGCAGCAATACTATTCCCATTTTCAACATCGTAAATTGAGTTATCCGCAGCTCCCGGATGGCAGCGAGAATGAATTTTCCAGTTAACTTCTCTTTCGATGATTCCTTTAGCAATTTCACCTCCTAACATGCGTAAGCCCTCGTTTGGCCTACCGTTCCACCCATACCATTCATTAATACGAAATAAATCTCCGCGTATGGTACGCCGAATTGACCCATCGGCAAGTGTTATATCGCACCCATCACTTTCAGCCCACCAGCCAACGGAAAAGGGGTGAGACGACCCCCAATCGAATGACCTGTCGATTCGCCATGTACTAGGTATCTCAAAAGGTTCAACGATATGCACTTTTGAGTCCCAAAGGTCATCGAACATACCACCGGCAACAACGTCCCAATCACCCATCAACCAAGCACGTCTTTTATTAGGTTCATCAATGGATTCAAGTGTAGCCACATATTCAGGGCTGAGGTATTTATTCTCGCGATAACTACCAAAAATATGAGTCTGTGTTTTGACTACATCTTCACGCTTTTGAGTTTTAGGGTTATAGACGTTAACAGAGTTTTTAAGAATTTGACCCATTTTTGAAGCATTTATGAAACGTCTTTTTATCCAATTATGCCCACTTCCATGAGGATTACATGTGGCAAACACTTCTAAAGGTATTTCAGGTAAAAACTGTTTAACTGCAAACTTATGATTTGCTTGAACATATTGAATAATTCCCTTTTTAGCAAGGTAATCACCATTGATATAATAAGGGAAATCTTCTGGCCTGAATGATGACCGATTACAAGACATCATCATTTCAAATAAGTTCTGTGTTGGAAACTTAGTTAACTCATTCCAACCAATGAAAGGAAACTCTTGACCATGAAAACCCCAATAGTCCGAATCCTTTTTAACAGTACGAAAAAGTAATTCCTCACCTGTTTTCCAAATCCATTTGTAGTCAGACTTTGAGTTTATAAAGCGACAATTATCCTTAAATTCAGGAAACCACCGTTGTGATTTAGAAACTAAGTCATCAAGGTTCTTATATTCCCTATCAAAAATAACCCCACGCCAGTGTCTGCCATAACCCTGTCCAACCTTAGCACGGAAGCGCATTAGTTGACTGTCAGTGTTATGAGTAACCACAAAATCTCTTGTTATAAACAAACCTAACGGGTGATCTATTTTGATGCAAACCGTTTCAGCGTCGTCTAACCTAACTATAGATTCAATACGTTTCCAAAGTTTTTTGTGCATATAAGGTTTAATTCGAGAAACCTTACGCTCTAACCTAAAAGGTATAAATTTATTTCCAGGTTGAATATAAACTTCAAAAGTATCCTTATACCGAACTTCTTTAATATATGAAGGTTTTCTGGTTAAAGTAGCATTACCTCCTAGCGATCTTACCAGATATTGAACCCCTTTACTAAGTTCCTCACTAGCACTATTGAACACCATGTAACCGCTCTTATCAATAGTCCCGTCGGTATCCATTAAACCTTGCAAAATAGCTAACCTATTTTCATCAGTATGGTGCAAATACGATTCTGGGATAAACTTTGTATGTGATCTACAATCCTTCATATTTAATAAGGTCAGTTTAGATTGTAAATCCTTACTGAACCCTATATTTTGTAGTTCGTACCGTTTATCGTTAGACCAACGAACACCACCGTTTAATAAAACGTATTCAGCTAATTGGTCATCAACTGTACAATAGGAACCGTTTTGGCTAAATGTTCCGTCACCCAATATTAAACCTAACAAGTATGGGTCGACAGGTAACTTATTATTTGAGAAATGAACTTTGTACCTCATTTTTAAGCTATCCAATGTAGGAACATGAAGTTTACAAATATTAGTATTGAATCTTTCAATAACCTGATCCATGGTCATCAACGAATAACCATATTCAACCTTAGAACCACCTGTATTCCCGTCCTGGGTATGTATGGGCCAGATATGTTGATCGTCACACCTAGCAATGGAACCATCAAAGAAGGTAATTTCATAAACGGGTCTTACCCCTTGAGGGTAAACCCCTATTATTTTAGAACTACTTCCGTCAGGGCAAGCAACGGTATCACCAACTTTTAAGTTGCCTATATGAACAGGACCACGTTCTGTATAAACAGGCTCATCTAATGGCAAACCCTTACCAGGACCCCGACTACCATGATAGATAATAATTTGGGCAGGGCATGACATAGCTAAAGTCTGGCTTCCTGGTAAAGGACTCCAGACTATTCTTTCATCAGTCATTAACAGCCTTTTTTCATTGGAGCTTTTGATTTTGATTTAGATGGAGCTTTAGATGGAGCTTTAGCCATAGTATTCATATTTATTCCTGTGCAGCATTAATTAAATCTTGTTGAGCTTTAACCGCAGTAGTTTCCCAGTCATCAATACTTGCAGTTCCGGGAACGATCATGACACCACCGCGATTCGTTATATCAAGGGTATTTGCAATAGGTTTATCCATGCCCAAAATAGCAGCAAGTTTAGCCGCAGCCGCCACCCTTGATGAGTAGGGTCCACGTTGAGCAGCTTCACGAAGGACACTGAGTGTTAATTCCTTGTCAAGCCGTTCTTGTTCACCCTCATCATCTGGCGTAGTTTGAGTCAGTGTGGTAATTCTTTGTTGAACATAAGGTTCCGACATTAGCCGAATAGCCCACGTTTCAGCAAAAGCTTTACTAAATCCAACTCTCATACAAGCCAAAACTTCATCGTAGTCAATTAAGTAATTTCTAACAAACTCATTACGCAGAGCCATTTCTGACTCCGTTAGAGCTGATTGACCCTCTCCTGAATTTACCCAAAATTGCATAAATAATTCCTTAATTGACCATGATTCTTAAACTTCAGGAGCCAATAAATCCGGAAGTGTAGTAACATCCACCACTACAGGTTCCGCCAATAGCGATGGATGAGCAGTAAACAAAGGCGTATCAATAGTACTTACTTCATTTTCAACTGGAGGTTCGATAACCACAGTTTCAGAACCACTTGCAATAATGGTAACAGGTTCAGGAACTAAGTCCATTATTCCAGCGGCAGCAATGCGAACGGCAGGATCAATTTGTTCCGCTAGCTCACTATTGGCTACGATAACCGCAGCAATCAAGGAAGGCTTTTCTTCCAATTCGTCCAGGAATTCATCCAAACCAAGAAAGTCCTGTGCGTCAATAAATTGACGAATTTTCTCAATAAAAGCCAAAATTAGCTGTTTACCAGCTTGCAATGGATCGGAACTGTTGAAAGTTTCTTTTAGCATTTGTTCTATAGACATAATAACCTCTTAAGTAGTAGCGAGTAACAAAGACCGATGATACGAGTGAATTCTACTCACATAATTGGTAGTTTGTAAAGCATTTTCGACACCGACCACAAATTTAAGCGCGGAAAGCACCCTTTTATACTCACACGAACCTAAAACTATCCGTTGAGCTTTAAGAATATTACCCAAACCCAAGTAATAAGAAGCCAAGGCCAAGTTATAATGACTCAAAGGATTATCCTCAGAATTTTTCCAAGTCACAAGTAAATCCTGCATGTAAGCAGCCGAACATTTAATGGCAGCATCGGCACAAGTTCTGCTAGTTTTATGGGAAAGTGAACATTTACATAGGTATTCATCCCATAATTCCATGGTAAATTGCCCTAAACCCTTTCGTGAACCAGAATCATAGTTAGGATATAGTTCTGATTCAGCAAACAACTGAGCTTTTAATAAAGTCCAGTCAAAAGGAAGGTGATATTGAGCGTGATACTTCTTAATTAATTCATCATAAATTGAAATATCGGAAGGACTCATTAGCGTATTCCTTTAGATTCAGTGACCGCCCCTTGGTTGTTATATTGACCACGAGTAGCATAGGATTTATCCACAGGTACAGGCTCATGTTTAAAGAAAACAACCTGACCTATCGGCATACCAGTTTCCAGCAACAACTTGTGATACCGAGTAATATTTTTAAGTTCCAGAGTAAGACGAGAGTTATGCCAACCAGCATCACACCATCCAGCGTTTAAATGTTCAAGACCATTTCTGGCCATGGACGACTTGAGCTTATACTCGCAGGAAATATAATCTGGCAAATTAAACGTTTCGTGGCTAGACGCTAAGATAAATTCATCCGGTCTTAAGATATAACCACATATAGGATTAGGATTAGGATTGGGATTGGTTGTATTTGGCCTAACATGACTTAAATCAAGATCATATTCCACAGTTGAAATATTTTGTTTATCTTTTAACCGAACAGCAGGATCGGTTAAACCGCGACCTAATTCCACTCGAATTAGATTATGT